GACTGCAATATATTGATTACACCAAGTTCTTTAAGCCAGTTGACTATTTCTTGTTCGGGTTGAGATACTCGACCAGGCAGTGCTCGGTCATAAGCATAATATGGTTTTGTTATGTCATAAACCGCTAACTGGGCTCGAACAGTGTTGACTGTAATCCCAACAAGCTCTGCAATTTCAGAGATAGTCAAATTCTTAGTGATGTACTGTTCATACAACCAGTCCTTGTCCCTGACTAGCTTATACATTTCAGGGTCAGCTTGACCATAATGCACATGATCAATCTCCCAGTGGTGAATCATTCTACGCAGATATGTTTCTGACGGTCCATACAGTTTTGATATTGCAACCAGTGACAGCTTCTGCACGATGTGTTTGTCGTACAACCAATCAGGTGATGCTTCGATCTCCTTTTTCAGCTCATCGCTGAATTTGCGAGACGTTCTCGAACACAGTCGTTGACATTCCTTCGAGCAATAGTCTTTGAAGGGAGTCCCGTTACGCCAATCGCCCCTGTAGACACCAACAGGTTCGGAGCACTCTCCATTTGCACATAACGGCAACTGCTTAACACTATTCACAACAGCCCATGCCCGAGCACGAATCGATGATTTCTCGGGCATGAACGCAGTTTGTTTCATCAGGTAGCTGTACACTTCAGAGCGGTTGCCCTTCTTGCCGCGAACGATCGAATTCGCGGACAGTTGCCCGTCCGCGATTTTCTGGAGTTGGTATCCATCATCACTGTACATCGTGAGCCTCAGCAATCTTCTTGATGCTAAGGGTTCGAACCCTTAACCATTCTTTCAATCCCTCATGTCGACGCTCATGACGGACTGTGTTAGCTTGAAACTTGTACCGGTAGCGACGACCTTCGTGCGTATACTGAATATGAAGCCATCTATCGATGTGAGCGTCAGGGAAGCGTGCTTTGATAGTCTGCAGCATCACCTGCCGTACTGGAGTCACAAGGTCCTTCACTCGAGTTGCCATATCGAAGATCACTCCTCAGAGAAAAAGATAACATACACATCATCTACCCTCACGAAGTCCCGCTTAGTGGACAACTCAAGGACTTCGTGCTGATCAAAGAGGTCCTCACCGAGGAAAGCATTCAGCATCACGGTTGTGTGTGTTCTGCGTCACTCACAAGAGTATGAGTTTCACAACCGAGAACATTGATTTGTACCTTCAACATAACAAAGACCTCTTTGCGTGTGTATGTGGTCCATCTTACAGGCTATCGCGACCAAGGCCCACCAGCGATTTGCGATACATCGCTTTAGCCTCAGCAATCGGCACGATAGTGATCATTCGATCAGGGTCGTTGAAATCAACCTTAACGTTCGGACCCACAGATTCGATCTGTGTGAACTTGCGCCCTTTCTTTAGGATGATGCCGCGAGCTGAACCGTTCTTATGGATCATGGGATCGCCTCCACACATCACGACCACTTCTTGACCGACCTCGAAATCATTGGAGCTGAAGCGGTTTACTTCAGCAAGACGTGCTTCGGATTCGGCGATTGCTTTGTTGAGTTCGGCTTCGGTCATCATGGTATAGGTCTCTCTTCGCTTGTGGATGATGTTTCCTCAACTGCTGGCCTTATTATCAGCCAACCCTCCGTTGGAGTCAACGGAGGGGATTATTAGACGTCATGTCCCAAGCTCTGTTAGCTTGGCTTTTAATTCGCGATTCTGACGCTCGATTACACTAATGTATTCTAGTAGCGGTTCATTGATTCGATACACGAACTCATTAAGCGTCTCTTGTTGTTGTGATTGTGCTGCTACCTCAACTACATGCTGAGGATGGTCTCGATCGGGTCGCATCCAAAGGTATGGGCGTCTAACAAGTTGCACTTTGCGTAGCTGAAATGTGCCGAATTCTTGCATCTCAGAATCATATACAGGGGTACCAAGATCGTTAACCTGCATCTCAATCACCGGTCGTTGGTCTGGCACCTCGACGAGCTTTACATCCGTGAATGTGAACACTTGCATGCTTACCACCTCTTTGTTTTGATCTGATGCCACGTATCCCAATCCAACTCAGGGTACCGAGCAATGAAGTAGTTGACTGAATTGGTATTCTTGGTGGGGTACAGCTCCATCACGTTCTCAGCAGGGTAGAAGAGAGCCATGAACTTATCATCACGCCACACCAACAACGTTTGACCTTTGTCGGTCTCTTGTAGTGGAGTGCAACGCGGCTCTCCAGGGATTCTCATGTTGCGGATAACGAAGTGACATGCATCTACGTCGTGGATCTGCTTGTAGTTGAAGACTATCACGGGTTGTTATGCTCCTGATGTAAACTTGCGCCAATCGATGGCTGCTTTGATGTGGAAATTCCTGGTGCCAATCTCTTTCAGCACTTTCTCGAGGTGCTCAACGATTGTCTTCTGGATTGTGATGATGTCGTTGACGAGAGTCATCTTCTCATCTGCATTCAGGTACTTCTCGATGTCTGTCTTGAGAATCTTCTCGTGTTGGATTCCATTGCGAGCGTAGTACTCATCAGTCTGCTTGCCATTCCAATACTTCCATCGCTCCAGCTTAACCTTCGCAGAAAATGAGTACAGGTCTTTCAGACGAATCACTTCCTCTGAGTACATATTGAGATACTTCGAGTGCAGCTTCGGCGTCTTCAAAACCTCAGTATCGAGATCAACCTCGTCAATCTCTAAGTCTGTTGACGATTCGCTTTTGAGCGTCTTGAACTTATCGAGAACATCATCCTTCATCTCGGTAAGGGATTGCTTGACCTTTGGATCAAGAGTATTGCTCATCGATAACCTCTCCGTTGGGAGCGAGAACATTCAGACCGCTATGTTTGATGGTAGCAGTGGCAACCAAAATAGATGAATCTTCCACTACAGTGTACTGCATCCCATCGAGGGCAGTGATCCATGTGTTGAAGTACCTGAATCGAGCGCTTGGCTTGTTTTGACTATCAAGAGCTGTCAATTCCGATGTCTTAAACAACAGGGGGCTGTACTGCGCATTCTTGAGCTGCATCATCCAGCGATACATACTGATCCACTCACGGAAGTCCTCACTGATAATGAACTGAATGATCAGATCACTGTTGGTGACCGTGTTGCTCGGGATCGCATACTCTTTGCGGCCATTCGGAAGGGGCGTTTCCCCGAGAGTGGCATCAACTACATTGGACGTCTGAACTGCCATGTTAAAGTCTCGGTCGTAATCGAGCGCAAACAAGAAATTGCCAGAGCGGGCTTCATTCACTTGGGATGTCATTGTTAAATACCTCTAATGTGTACACAACGGGTTATGATATGAATCAACTTCGCAGAGCTCTTCGAGAAGATCAATTCTCCTTCAGCGGGTTTTTAATTGCAAGAGCCAATATGCCTCAAATTGAAGATGTGTCGAAATTTACTCGACATCTAAGCAAAGCGGGTATTAGCTGGGTTCGCATGAAGGCTGATCCTGCACACATGAAACCTATTCAGACTGATTACGACCAGAATAAAGTTGATGCCATCATCAAGTCCATCAACACAAATGACACAAAACCGGTCATTATCAGCTCCGACATGTTTGTCATCGATGGACACCACCGATACATGGCCCATAAACAAACAAGCACGATGTTACCTTCTGTTCAAGTGTCTATACCCGTTAACCAACTTTTGAGGGTAATCGCTGACTACTTAGAGGACTGATCAACTCCATGGCCGATGTCACCATCACAAAAATCAACGACACGTTTATGAAAGTGTCGTGTCGCGAGATTGCTACCGAGCTCGATATCCAAGACAAATTTTCCTTCAAGGTGCCGAAAGCGAAGTTTGATCCTCGTGTGCGTGCAGGGAAATGGGATGGTATCAAGAGGCTGTACAATCGTCGCACTAAAAGGATGTACACTGGCCTACTCATCCCTCTGCTATCGTTCTTCGATAAGCAGGGCGTGTCTGTAGACATCGATCCTGCCCTGTATCCCAACGAAGATGAGTTCACCGAGGAAGACCTTTCCGATATCGTTGAGAACTTGATCCAGCCAAAAGATGATGCAGGCAATCCAATTGAGCTGTATGATTATCAAGCTGAATCAATTCTCCACATGATCAATATGAATCGATCAACTTGTCTCGCGGCAACGTCTGCCGGCAAGAGTCTGATTCTGTATATCGCTGCACGCCTGTACCAGTTGATGGATGAACTCGAGGATCGAAAAATCTTCATCGCTGTACCGTCTATCAACCTCGTTGAGCAGCTATACACGAACTTTAAAGAGTTTGCTACAGGAACTAACTGGAACGTTGATAAGCATTGTCAGCGAGTTACCAGCAAGCACCCCAAGAACATCGATAAGCAGATTGTGATCTCGACATGGCAGTCGATGCAAAAGATGCCGCTGTGGATGTTTGAAGACTGTGGTGCGATCTTTGTCGATGAGTGTCATACTGCTTCGGCTGATGTTTTGACGCGACTGATTGAATCTGCTACCGCTTGTCCATTCCGTCATGGCCTGACAGGTACTCTTGATGGTACTGAGTGTAACGAAATGGTCATTCAAGGTCTGCTGGGCCCTAAGCGTAGGTTTGTTACTGCCAAAGAGATCATTGATCAAGGTCGAGCCTCTGATATTGCCGTCAATGTAATTACTCTGAAGTATCCAGCCCAGGATGCTCATGATTTGGCTTACCTGAAGCAGACTGCTACCTCCCCAACCCAGAGCTACCAAACAGAGCTTGATTTTCTGTACAGCCACGAGCGGAGAAACAATCTTCTGCTTGATGTTATCCATGCCACCCCTGGAAACACTCTGGTCTTGTTTGACCGAGTTGAGAACTATGGCAAGAAATTGTACGAGGAGTATTGTAAACGCTTTGATAATCCAGCCTTCCTGATTACGGGTGATACTGACAGTAGTGAGCGAGAACATATTCGAGTAGGAATTGAAAACCATGATAACGCCATTATATTCGCTACGTACTCGATAATGCAACAGGGAGTATCGATTAAAAAGTTGCACAATATGTTTGCAGTGTCGTCGAGCCGATCTCAGATTCGAGTTCTTCAATCAATTGGTCGTCTGATGAGATTGCATACTACTAAGAAAGTAGGTCAAATATATGATGTGGTTGATAGCCTACCGTATGATGGCAAGGCCAATCATGTCCTGGACCATATCGAAGATAGACTCCAATTTTATATCAAGGAGCAATTCAAGGTCAATTTCATCGACCTAAAAATTCCAGAGTAAAAAGTTGCTTCTGGTTGTTGTCATGGTCTCATATGTTCCCATATAGTGTTTTGTATAATGGGTTTCAAACAAAAGAGAGCGAGAGATAATATAATGACATCAACTAAACAGCAGATTGACCATCAAGATATCGATAGTATCGAATTTGAACTGATCAAGCAGGATAAGCTCAAGCCAGGGAAGGACAATAACTATATCAACAACCGAGAGCTGTATGAAGAATTTGTTCGGTACAATGAGACGAAGAAGAAAGCTCTTGCTGAAGGGAAGCCAGTTCCTCCGCTAACGAATAAGATTGGTGAAGCAATCATTCAGATTGCCACTCGTCGATGCAATTCCAGAATGTATGTTGGATACACCAACAACTGGAAGGAGGAGATGATCGGCAATGCTATCCTCACTGCAACCTGCAACGGGCACAATTTCGATCCAGACAAGTATAACAACCCGTTTGCGTATCTAACGCAAATCTGCGACAACGCTATCCGCGAACAACTTAACTTTGAGAAGCGCGAAGTATATGTCCGCAATAAGAGCTTTGTCGACTCTCACGGGTTCGTGGCTGATTTAACAGACGCTAATGTTGAAGAAAGCGATTTCGAGCAAGTCAATGAAACGAATGACATCTTTGCAGAACGCGTCGAGCAGGTTCACCAATACGAACAGCGCATGCAAGAGCGTCGTGAGAAGCATGCCGAACGTCGCCGAAAGCAGATCCAGAACGTCACGCTTGAATTTGATGATGATGAGAACGACAATAGCGAATCCGAATAACTCGCTGTCGGAGTGACGCAATGACATCAGATAAGTTAGCCATTATCACAGATACACATCTCGAGGCACGAAACGGATCAGCAACATTCAGGCAGTTATTTCGTGAGTACTATCGAGATGTGTTCTTCCCGTACATCAAACAGAACAATATCAAGACCATCCTACATGGCGGTGACTTCTTCGATAACCGTAACCATGTGACGATCGCAGGGATCAACTACATCATCCATGAGTTCCTTCCGCTGCTGGAAGATTCTGGTGCAACGATGTACGTGATCGCAGGCAACCACGATACGATGTATCGGAACACCAATGACCTTAACTCCCTTGCTATCCTGAGCACTTCACCGAACGTTAATGTGGTATATGACAAACTCGAAATCATTGAGACAGGCGGGAGCAAGAAGATCGTATTGTGTCCGTGGCTTAATGCAAGCACTGAGGATCTTCTACCTGAGCTTCAGGGCCTTGCCACGGATGATTACATCTTACTCGGGCACTTTGAGATTGAGGGTGCCAAGATGTACAAGAACTCGAAGGTGTGTGAGCATGGTACCGATGCTGCCACCTTCAAAGGATTCAATCAGGTTTGGTCAGGTCACTTCCATCACAAATCACGTTACGGGTCAAACATTCAGTATCTGGGTGCGTTGTTTCATTACACATGGCAGGATTATGATGATTGGAGAGGGTTCCATCTATACGATCCCCACACCAATGAACTTGAGCCGATCGAAAACGAATACTGCTTGTTCTCGGCAGTGGATTATGAAACTGCCCTTGAGCTTGATGATAGCGACCTCAAAGACGTGGTCGAAGGTCAGTTTGTTCGCGTGTATATCGAAGACGAGCACGACAAGGTCGAACGCAAAGAGTTGATCTCTCGGATTGAAAAGCACAAGCCTGTCTCTGTCGATGTGATCGACAACACCATCCTCGACCAAGTTTCAACAGATGATGAAAACGCCAAACAGAGCAATCCCGAGAACCGTACAATTGACGAGTACGCTGATACGTATATCAAAGGCAGTCGTCATCCCGAGCGAGCTCAAGTAGTATTCAATCAAATCCTTGAAGCAGCTCGCAGTCGTCGAGTGGAGGTCGAATGATCCAGTTGCACGAGATTGCCTACAAGAACTTCCAGTCTGTAGGCAACCACCCAATGAAGATTCAGCTTGATCGATCATTGTCCACCGTCATTGGTGGACAGAATGGGTCTGGCAAAACAACACTCAACTACGCTCTCACATACAACCTGTTCGGGAAGATGCTAAGCGGGCTCAAGATTAGTGGTGCTATCAACACCACCAACAAGAAGGGGATGTATACCCATACTCGCTTTACCAAACATGGGAACACGTACGAAGTGATCCGTGGCGAGAAGCCCAAAAAGTTTGAGGTGTACAAAAACGGCGAGATGCTTGACCAGCGAGCGAATGCTCGGGACATGCAAAAGATGCTCGAGTTGATCATTGGGATGGACTTCAAGCTGTGGTGCCAGATTGTTGTCCTGAACAAAGAGCGGTTTGTTCCGTTCATGGATATGGGGGCCGCTGATCGTCGGAAGGTTGTAGAGGACATACTTGATATTTCGATCTTCAGTGACATGAACGATGAGCTCAAATCGCAGCTCAAAGAAGCCAAGGATACCGAAAGTGATCTGGATCACGAAGTTCAGTTACTCCGACGAGACGTAGAGGGCAAGAAAGCACTCGTAACCCAAATCAAACAACAGCTCGAAGAAGCACAGGACGAAACGGCTGAAGAGATCAAATCCCACACCGACGAGATCGAACTGCTGGAGCAACAGATCGACTCCCTTCTCAGCGAAATCGAGGACCTTGATGAGCAGCGGATGAACAAGCTGCGAAAGGATCTAAAGGAATATGATTCGATCGCTGTCGATTTCAGTGCCCAACGGAAGCGAATCAAACAAGACCTTGAATTCTTCAAGGATAACGACTCGTGTCCCACTTGCGAACAGCTAATCGATGAGTCGTTACGGGAGCAGAAATCAGAGGCAACCAAATATCGACTGAAGGAGATTGATGACGCCGTTGAAGAGATGATGCAATACGTGGCAGCAGCCAGCGAGGAGTTTGAAAAGCTCGACAAGGTTGCCACTCGGCGCGAATACATTAAACATCAAGTCGAACAGCTTCGATACAAGATTCAAACCCACACCCAGGAAATCAAACGGATCGAGACACGCTCAAAAACACGTTCTGAGAAGAGTTCGCTCGAGAAAGCTATCAGTGATCAGCACGATGTAGAAAACGCGTTAGAAACGAAAATAGAGCGTCTACGAGAGGTGATGATAGATCGTGAAGTGCTTGAAGATATGAAGCATATTCTCGGTGACCAAGGGATCAAAGCTCAAATTGTTAGTGAGTACATCTCACTGATCAACAAGAAAATCAACGAATACCTGATCAGCATGGAGTTCTACATCGGGATGACTCTCGACGAAAACTTCAACGAGTCATTCTCAGCAATGCACAAAGAGTCGTTCGTTCTCGACAACCTGTCGACAGGGCAGCGAGCTCGTGTCAATCTAGCAATCTGGCTCGCATTGTTGGAAGTTGCAGCCATCAAAAACAGCGTTGTAACCAACGTTCTGTTCCTCGATGAAGTATTAGAGAATCTTGACGCGGAGGGGGTTCAAGCATTCATGCGACTTGCAAACGACAAGCTGAAAGACAAGAACCTGTTTGTGGTAACACAGCGGTTTGACGAGTTCCAGGATTATTTCCAGTCTGCGATCCGCTTCAAACTCAATAGCGGGTTCACAGAAATCGTTAACTAATAGAGGGAGCAATAGCGCAATGATGGCCGTTATCGTTGGAGTTGCTACAATCATAGGGTATCTGATCATAGGTCGCATCATTGCGACCGTTGTGGTGGACTACCTAGAAATTAGATCAGCAACCAAAGAGGATGTAACCATCGGATGGGGATTCTATGCGATGCTAGGAATCACAACCGCATTCTCATTGACGGTGTTGAAAGGTATCGATTGGATCACGCACGCTGTCTGCAACAAGCTGATTCATCTTCGTCCGTCCAAAAAGCATAGTGACAACAAAGAGGGGTAATTGATATGTGGGTTCTGTATATGTTGGTGTATATCGTAGTTGGTATGGTTCTGGGGTACTACGCCAGCAAATCATACACGGGTGATGTAACGTTATGGGAGCGAACCTGTTACGCCGTTCTGTGGTTGCCTATCATCAGTATGGCTCTGATCAAAGCCATCGTTGATGAAGTATGTGATCGAGTCGATCGTCGTATGCGGAACAGTGAAAAGAGGAAGAAATAATGTGGACGGTTGTTGGATGGATCATCGGCTGGTTAGTAGTCGGTAGTGTCACAACACAGTTGGCCACGCAACTTGATCCCCGTATGCGTCAATTCACCACGTTGGTGATTCTTGCATGGCCACTTGCTTGGTTATGTGGAGTGTGTCGGCTGGCTATGATTATGACAGCACTAATCAGCAGGGCTGTCGTGTACGTGTTCCGTTCTCTACTGGGAGCTATCAATTCTCATGATTGACAACAGTAATGGTTACGTGCCTCCTGGATTGATTCAGGTCGGTGTATGTTCGAAGTGTGGTGGTAAGGTGTGCGTGTACTCTATCTGGTGCTCGGTAGTATCAGATGTACCCAAATGCATCAATTGCGGCGCAACAAAACGGCAAGACGTCCAATTCCCTGTAATCGATATGGATTAAAGGATGATGAGAGGTGATGCGTGATGGCTAGATTATCTGATGAGCAACAAGCGAACCTAAAGTATAATGGGATCAAAGACGACTGGTGGATCTGCCACTGGGCTCGAATCAGATTCAACATTCTCAACAACGCAGAACGGAATAAAGAGACCTCGAAGGAAGTATACGACCTGTTCACCAACAAAAGAGTGATCAGTAAAATTCGGGGTCGCCATCACACGACCATTCAGTTTGCTGATGGGACGTATATGAGGTTCTGGTCATCTAACCGGTTCTACGCATACGGGGACGAGCTGTTCATTTGGTATCCAGATGGGTCGAAATCCAGCGAAACGGATTTGCTCCCGACTTACCGAGTGCGATCAATGATGCATCAGGTCGATCGTCGTCCGGACTTCGACTACAGAGCAGATAAGAAGAAGCCTATGCAAATGTGGATCTGCAGTGAGTGCTACAGCCAGATTGAACGAAGCGAGCATCAGTTCCTGACTTGTTCAGGATGTGGAGCGATGGCACCTTACCCTGTTGTAAGCGGCGTCACAGAGAAATCCCAAATTATCATGAGTATGAATAAGGTGGCACGATAAGATGGATAATATGTATAAGCAGGCACTGGAAGAAACTCAAAAGGGTTGGCTCTCTCGCAAAACCGATGCGAAAGGTCACGAAATCTTCTGCTACACGAAGCCGTGCTTTTTCAACCAGCACTGGAATCACATCACGAAAAGCCATCGCGGAGCTCTATACTACCAAGGCAAGCCTGTCAACCGCCCGTTCACCAAAATCTTTAACGTGGGTGAAGTTCCCGAGACGTCTCATGAGGCCGTCAGCATGCTACTTGAGACCGAAGAGTATGAAATCTTCGATAAGGTCAACGGTCACTTGTTCATTCTCTCTACGTTCGTTGACGATGATGGTGAGCAACACGTGGTGATGTCGACTAAAGGGTCGCTACCTAATCCCGACAACGATTTGCTGAACGCTGACATCGAGCTGTTCTATGAGAAGTACGCGGAAGCATTCGATCGAATGCTCGATGCTGAAGTGTTTCGAAACATGACTGTGATGTTTGAGGTGCTTGCAGATTACGACCAGCACACACTATACAACAGCCAGATCGAGCGGTATAGTCCCGATGGGTCCAATGTGATGGTGATGCTCGATGCGTATATGTGGCTCGATGAGCACTTGGAGCGTGGAGTAGAGAAGGGGTGGTATCCAGTCGACTATGGCACGCTGCGGATGATGTCAGAGTTTGCATCAGTGCCTCTAGCAAACCGTTACAGCCGTTTCCTGATCGAACAGAACCCTAACTGGCATGAAGAGATGATGAGTGATCAGGGAATCGAGGGATACGTGATCCATTTTCCGATGATCGACTTCCGCTGCAAAGTCAAGACCCGTGAGTACTGGGCTCTCCGCTTCAAGAAGGATCTTCAGCCTCAGAACATTATCCACAAGTATCGCAGTGGAGGTGCTGACCGTATTCGGCTCAAACTGCCTGAGGAGGTATCAGATCAGATTCTGGACGCTATCAAACACCATCTGTTTAAATGGTGGACCGATGTTCATGTTGATGTGGGTGCTATTCCCGCAGAAGCATACGGTTGGGACCGGAAGAGCATATACATGAGCGATCGGTTGACTTCCCAGCAACGTCACTACCTGTTCTCGGTGATGAACGATAAAGTCCACACGCGCGACAGCTTAGTAGATAAGATCGGTGTTGCGGAGCGTGAGAAATTCAGCGACTATATGCTAGACAATGATATTCTCGATGCTGAGCTGCAAGGCATTATAGACGCTTTGTAGCTCAATAACGTACAAGGGGCAACACGATATGTTGTTTTTCATGCGATCGCCAAGTTGTGGCGGTAAAGACACTTTCATCCGGAAGCATTTCATGAAAGAGGGAGGTCAGGTGATCTCATCTGATGCCTTTCGTGAACTGCTGACTGGCGACATCAACAACCAGCAGATGAATGAGCGTGTATTCTCGTTGATGGCAGAGGTGCTCGACTTCCGTCTTGCTAATCGAGTGAGTTGGACAGTGGTCAATGCCACCAACCTTCGGATGCGGGATTGCTCCCGCTTCGTTGATATTGCCAAGAAGCACCATACTCCGTTCATGTTTATTTGCATTGCTCCCCCTAGTCGTGAGATCCTCCATGAGAGGGCCATCTCGCGGCAGAAGCAGACCGGTATGATCTATGTGCCAGAAGTGATCGACAAGCACTACGACCGGTATGAGTCTGCAGCTCGTCCGTTCATTGAAGAGGCTACGTACAATGCGAACTGTAAGCTGATCGAAGTGAATCAAAGTTACGAGGTGATCCGTGAGATTTAATCCAATGGCGGCGGTTGATGACCGCCACTACTTTGAAGTACCGGATCAATCAACAGCATGGGCAATTGGTGATGTGCACGGATGCGCAAGTCAGTTTCGGCAGCTTGTGCAGCAAATCCGAGACGTGGATCCTACCGCGATGATCTTCCAGCTTGGAGACTTGATTGATCGAGGTCCTGACCTGCTTGATGTGATCGATGTCGTTGAGCAGTATGGAGTAATCAACCTGCTTGGCAACCACGAGCTGAACTTTCTGCTTGAGCTTGATGGGTACAAAACGTGCCGATCAAAGGTTCGTCGAGTAACACACGACACCTTTCAGCAACTGTCAGATGATGAGCGAGAACGGGTTGAGTCTACCCTGAGACGATCATTGAATTACGCTCAGGTAGGGACGGCACAACGTTCTGCTACACTGTCACACGCACCAATCCGTCGGCAGTTTGATGTCTCTATGGATGGCGGCAACGGGTGGGTGTTCTGCTCCGGCAACAAACCGCACGAGGGATATAATAGCGTACTGGGACAACGTGTGATTGATGTTCACGGTCATCAGCATTGGAACTATCGATCAATTGGCGACCAAATTGCTGACGGTAAGAATGCGTTCAACATTGACGGTGGCTGTGTATACGGTCAAGAGTTGATCGGTCTCTGCCTAACTGATCTCAGCTATATCACTATCAAATGCCCTGTTGATTATACCGATAATCAATGAGATGATAACGATCCGTGAGTGATCACTAACCACAACATGAGAGGAACCATGGCGAATACCAATGATGTAGTGCTTTCGAAAGAGACCCTTGAAGCCATCAAGAAAGTCTTCAATGTCAACCAAGCTCTGCTGATTCAGCCGAACGAAAAAGCACTTCGGTGCCGAGCCGAAAATGCTCGGATGGCGGTCAACGTGCCGATCGTTGAGGAGTTTCCGTGCCAAGTCGCGCTGTATGATGTGCGGGAGTTCTTCAACGTTGTTAAGATCATCAACGAGCCGATCCTCAATTTCGATGATCAGGGTGTGATCAAGATTCGATCTCAGGACGGAACCCAGGTGCTGAAGTACACTACCGGTAAACCGGCTCTGATTCAGTCCTATTTCGAGAACGATCCGAAGATGGGTGATCCTGACGTGGTGGCAAAGATCACAGCAGATCAGTTTAAATCAGCACAGAGTGCTGCTGGTGTAATGGATCTCAAGTATCTCGGCTTCGAGTGCGATGGCGACAAACTCTCTCTTGTAGCATTCAACCGCAACAATGGGAGCGATAACACCACCAACCACTACTCGATTGAGATCGGGGAACACGATACTGCGTTGCTGATGTACTTCGCGTTGAGTACCGGCGACATCCGAGCTCTCAACGATGAAGGGGACCTGGAGTTCCACATCACATCATCGAAGAAGTGTCGCGTTGAGTGCCAGTCAGGCAAAACGTTCTGGCTTGCAATGGAGTCGAAATCCACGTACGGTACACGTTAATAGTCATAAGTGCGCAGGAGTCATCAGACAATGAGAAAAATTCGAGCTCTTCTGTATACGGTGTTATTCAAGGTCTTTAATTGGGAAGTGTCTTGGAAAACATCCTATGAATTTGCCAAATGTCGGTATGGAGTGAAGTCTAAGTGAGTGATGATATCCATAAGCTGTGGGCGGAGATGTACCGCCCCTCAACTATCGCTGAGTGTATTCTGAAATCATCGATCCGTACCGATCTGATGCAGTCGGTCAATGACCGGTACATCCAAAACTCCCTATTCTTTGGACCGCCAGGGACTGGCAAGACGACTGCCGCAAAGGCCCTATGCCGTGAGCTTGGGGTTGAATGGATGGTGATCAATGCATCCGAGGAGCGTGGGATTGACGTACTCCGCGATAAGGTGTACACGTTTGCATCAACAGCAGGGTTGATGTCAGATGGGCAGAAATGCGTAATCCTTGATGAAGCAGACTATCTGACTCAGCACACCCAAGCCGCGTTCCGTAACTCTCTCGAGCAGTTCGAAGGTCATTGCAGCTTCATCTTCACTGCAAACTTCCCGAACAAGATCATTGAACCTCTCCAGTCTCGTCTTGCATCGCTTGATTTCGGCATTGATCCGAAAGAAGCGGACATGATGCAAGCGGGGGTGTTCACACGCGTGTGTGATATCCTTGAGAAGGAAGGGGTTGAGTATGATGAATCTGTTGTGGCAGCAGCCGTACAGATGACGTTCCCTGATATCCGTAGCCTGCTCGTACGGATGCAACAAGCAGCTCGATCGAATGGCAACAAGGTTGATGCTGGGCTGCTGATGAGTCTCGAGAACGCTACCTTCAAGGGGCTGGCCATTGCGCTTCGCGAGAAGAAGATGAAGAAGGTGCTGCAATGGTGTGCTGATAATTCCCTCAAGGATACGTCTGCGATCTATCAAGAAATCTACGAGAATATTGTTGATGGGGGATTTGTCGAGAAGACGTCTATTCCTGACGCAATCAGTATCATTGGTGATGCACAACGGTACGATTCGATTGTTCCCAGCAAGGAGCTCCACTTAGCACAAATGTGCGTCGAGTTGATGACTACAGTGGAGTTCAACTGATGGCAAGGTCATCCTCTGGTGAGACCAAGAAGGTTAAACTTTTTGACTTTCTTGGTGACATAAGCTATGGTAAACAGTACCTACTCAAACCAGATACTGAGAGCGAGTATGTGCCGTTTATGATCAACCGAGGGCTGGCGCAACACCTCGACACGATTCTACTAGCAGGGGAGATGAACAAGATGCCACATCTCTCAAAACGAATGCATCACGATTTTCTGTTCTACTCAGTCGATCCACGAAAGCGGTACGGTAAATGGGTGAAGGCTGATACAACGAACGAAGAAGAGATTGCGGCCGTACAAAAGATGTTTGGTTGCAATAGGGAAATCGCGCTTCAGTATCTGACCGTGCTCTCGAAAGATGAGGTAGAGCGGATGAAGGAACACTTTAACGATGGCGGGGTTAGCAAACAATGAAGTATGATCCTTACACCGACCGATTTGCGGTCGTATCTAACATGATCGAGGTGGACCTGGGAGACGACCCCAAGGCTGGGTTCCACAAAGTGAAGGAAACGCTGCAACGGATGGGGTTGCCTTCCGAACGCAACAAAGAGTTGTACCAGACGGCTCACATTCTCCATAAGCAGGGACAGTACTATATCTGTCATTTTAAGGAGCTGTTTGCGCTGGATGGACAGTCCGTTGAACTGTCTGAAGGAGATATTGCTCGCCGGAACCTGATCGTCAAGTATCTGTCGGACTGGGGGCTGCTAACTCCAATCTCGGCTCATTGGCGAGTCCCGATGGGAAGTCCCAAGACCCTGAAAGTGCTAAAGCATAACGAGCGCGATAAGTGGAATCTGGTCCAGAAGTACACAATCGGCGCAGTCTAGCACAATAACATCCATGTACCCAAAAGGCGGTCGGGCATTGATCCGACTGCCTTTTTGTATAAATAGAGGCAACTTTCGATGTCACATAGACTCCTCAAGGACACAACAGAATGATGAAACGATTCAGCGATTACCTTCTCGAGAACTCGCTGTACAGTGACCAGCAAGGATATTCCACTCTAATGAACAACAAGGGGCAGGTAGCCGAATTGTTCTTCATTAACGTGATGGGGTTCCTATCACTGTACGCCATCGACCGAACTCAGCCGAAACTCGTCTCTTACCTACGAAGCGAGAAGTCGGTCCGGCCTGATAAGATCGGTGATGCCAATAACGATATGAGCCTGGCCGTTAAGATGGCCGTCGATGCTCAGGTTATCAATCAGGTGGCTTCAAAAGAGATCACCAAGCTGCTATACCTGATCAAGTCCCGGAAGATTGATACCATCGACGATGATAAGATTCGGGACTTGATGAAGCGAGCGCGTCTTGGAACTCATATGGATGGACGGATGAAGTCCATCTATCAAGACTACCAGGATGGTAAGACCAGCCTGGCCCAACTCGCTGGTGAAATCTATCCTCGCGCAAAAGCACGCAAAACGATCAGCTCTGAGTTTCTTGACGTCGCTCAAGCGATGAAGACTGAAATCAAAGCTGCAATGAAAACTGTTGCAACTACGGCAGATGCAGATAACCCTACCGACGACAATGCGCCAGATCCGGACCTCAAGACGGATGTGCCTAAACCGACATCTGCTGTGATTCCGGACCCTGATCCTGCAATTGCAAAACGAGCTGCGGCTAAGAAGACGAGTCAACAGGCTGGTGGGACTCCAGCAAAAGACAACCCGTATGATATGTCGCTTCGTGCGAATGTGATCGCAGCGTTCTTGGATATTGCTCCTCTCGATTCATGGGATGCTGTCAAAGCTGCCCTGAAGGACAAAGGGTTGAGCTCCCATAGGTTCCCCTGGACGATGGTCCTTTCTGCAGGGGACAAGAAGTTCGATATCACTGCCACTGATGTGCATGCTGCTGTGTTTCGCAATTACAAGCAGCTTCAACAATCAGGAGTATACGATAAGATCCGTCGAGGGATTAAAGCGTTTGGGTATCAGATCTCCGGCAAGAGCGTGTCCGTTGAAGTCTCGTACCTGCAGGGGTTCTATCAAGCAGTTGAGGCGAACCTATTTGATCCAGAACTGCCACCCTACATCAGAGAGATTGCAGACAACGGGATCCCGCGCAATCTGTTTTCGATGAAGTATGTTAGCATGCTGCAGGCAAGTAGTGCAGGATTCAAAGATAAGGTCAATCTTGTCAACACTCTGCAAGACAACCGCATTCCGGTTCCCACCGTCGCCCTCGATTTCGATTTTGATGCAGTGGATCCATCCGAGATCGTTGAGTTTCTGCTGGATGATCAATCAAACATAACAATCGTCGAGAGAATCAGCACACAACTGTATCGTGCAATCATCCAGAAGAACCGCACTTCGGTTGCGATCCAGGACATCTACAGCGACATGGATGCTCTGAAGGCTGCTGTTTCGCCGAATCTGTTTGCCATCTATCAAGCGATGGAAGAGGCTGACGTGTGGGTCAAACTTGGATATCCTGACCGCAGCCTCAAACAAGCTGATGCAATGTCAGACTCCGATCTGGTGGTTGATACTGTACTGTCGCAAGGACCCGCAAGCAGGGTCAATGATGCCATCCGAACCATGGATAAGGAGCAACGTGCCACCCTCATCAACGCAGTGGCTAAAAGCACCAAAATCAGCAAGTTTATCGACCTGCTGATTAGTGCCCGCTATCGCGTAAACGCATCCGCTCTACTCGATGTGGTATGCCAAGCTGTAACCATCCAGGGCTTGTCCAACGAAGGGATGAAGACGCGTCAAGATTGGACAGATACTGAAATCGCGTTCGTTAAAGCTAACCATATGCCGAACAGCACACAAATAGTTAGTGATTCCGATGCTGTCGCAGATTACCTCGATAACCTGATGTATACGTCACTGGTTATGCGGATACGGTCCAAAGCGAACGTGTATGCGGATGAGTTCAACAACATTGTGTTTGGTGATACTCGCGCGATAATTCCTGACGGTGTACTCAACGATGAAGCATTCAAACCGTTGTCCAAGCCTATCATCGATGCAGCTACCATTCTGACATCTCAGCTTATCGCTAGTGGGGCCCTGTTCAACTTCACTCAAACAAAGATGATCATGAGAATCATCTACGAAGCGGATGCGCTACGGGACGTTGAACCGAAAGAGATTGCTAATCGTGTCGCGATGTCGAACCATCTCGAAATCGGCACGCTGATGAATCTGAAGACGCAACAAGATGAGATGTATGGTGAGCGAGTTGCGCAACTGATCGTCGAAAATGCGGATAGCACATTCATCCGTTCGAATGGATTCAAACTTGGCCGTTTCTTTGAACAGCTTATCGATCAACGGGATCCGACCCCAGAGCGGTTGGAGATGATTCAGAAGTCTGTTGAGAAGCTGCAGCACGCAAGCGGTGATGGAGATAGATTGCTTAACAGTGTTGCTGACTCAGTGGCTCGAATCACTGCTGTAATGAACAATGACCTTGAGTCTCCGCTGCTTGATACGCCAGCAGCTTGCATAAACACTTACAACACGATCTTGTCGAATGCAGAGGACGGTAGCCCGATCCGAGATCAAGCGGAACAGCTCCGTCGAATTGCTGCTGAGCAAGCAACGAATACGACCAGCACTGGTGAAAGTCTGGCTCGCACTATTGAGTTCGCTGCCGCGTACCTGACAGTGGATCAGGTTCAGAATCTTGTTGATCGGATGACAGGTAACGCGAACGTCCTCAAACGAAACTCGTTTGCTATTGGGATGGTGAAACGTGCCCTTGAAGATTATCCTGAGAAGCTGGCCGTTGTAAGAAAGAATGTTGAAGAAGCAATCCGAACTCTCCCTGGCAGTCTGATCAAAGAAGTATACAAGGATGCTCCTGATGCCATCACGGAGACAATCATGATGGCGGATGATCCAGATAGCCTGATGGAGCGGATTAATAGCCCCACGTACCGTCGAGAAATCAACCGCGATATCGTTACCACTGCTGTGTTCGATAGTGCGGGCGCTCGGGACATGATCTACGATGGTCCCATTCGGCCGTTGATGGATCTCGACAAGTCTCGTCTTCTTCAGGTGCTCGAGTACAACGACATCAAAGTCAACATGAAGAAGAACAAGAGGAAGAAGAACGAGTCGTACAAGGAGTATCTCGATCGCGTTGTTCAGAACACCAACCTCGCTGAGGATATTGGCGAGCTGCTCGTTTCTCGAGTTGACAACACACAGGACCAGCTTGAGCTGAAAACGATCGAGTATGAGAACTACAACAGCGGTCGCCACGGCGATACAGCGCTCGAGTTCCTCGAGGAGTTTGATGTGCAGCAATCGCTGACTCAACCTGAGTACTGGGAGTTCCGTGACGAGCAAACAGACACCGTCATGTACCCGACGTTCCATGGTACTGGATCTGTTGCAGCATCGATGATCCTACGTAAAGGATTTGCGGTGATCAGCGCCAATGACGCATCTGCTGTCGGTCGTATGCTTGGTAACGGGATCTATTACAGCAACGTGCTCGACAAGGTTGCTCAGTATATCGGCGATACAGGGTTTGGTCGCAAGAAAGGGACGGTTGGATACATCTTCGAAATGGAAGCAGTGCCAGGGATCAAAGGAACTCACCACGAATCTGCAGGTCTGGGTGGAGATGGTATTCGCTCACCTGAATGGTGTGTGTACAATGCTGGGAAGCAGCTATCGATCCGTAAGGCATACAAGGTTCGGATGGTGTCAACATCTCTGATCCGAAAGCTGCAAGATAAGCATAGCGATCCAGGAGTCAACGAGGGGAGTTTCAAGCTGAGGGCATTCAGCGATTGGATCCATGCGATTCGCGAGAGTGTTGGAGCCAGCGATGAGACGGTATCAGGAGCGACTGCAGTACTCGTCTTCCGTGACGGTAAACTGCCCCATCCTACTGATCCGACCCAAGTTATCGATTGGGATGACTTCGATTACGTATACGGCAGCTACACAAACGTCGGTCTTGAATCATCTGCAGCAGGGGTCGCCCTGGTAGTTGACATTCCGGCTGGAATGGATGATGCTGTAGATATTGAAGGTGTCCATATCGTGACAAACACAAAGGAGTTCAGTGATTCGGAGCTATTCAACAGCATCCGATCCAGCGGACTTCTGACTGGAGGTAACCAATAATGAGCTTCAGAAAATACCTCAAAGAGAGTGGGTATCATCTCTACAAGATCAAGGTGGGCTTTCGGGCCCCCCTCGATAAGGTTGCGATCGGGGAAGCGCTCGATCGGTGTCCCTCGGTGGTATCGTGGAGGGCTGTTCCAAAAACGAACGATCAGATCGAGATGATGACCAAGGTTGATGTCACCGAGGTCGATAACCTTGTTGATTTGGTTGATCAGACTCTCGAACTCCTCCGCGAGGATGATATCGAGTGCCAGGTGCTGAAAGTTTACAAGTAACCAACAGGCACACTAGAACCACAAAAAGCTCAAGCGATTTCTCGTCGCTTGAGCTTTTCTTTTTGTGAGAACGATGAGAGAATGTAGTTGTTGTCGTTCATCAACATCATCATCATCATCATCAATACACCATGATAAGGAAGCAATTGATCTATGAAGCTCAATGAAAAGCAGAGCTTGGCGATGAAGAAAGTGATTGAAGGCCACAACCTGTACATCGGCGGTCCTGGTGGTGTCGGTAAATCTGTGCTGGTTCGTGAGATTCAAGATAAGTTTGGCGACTCGTGCGTCTTTCTTGCTCCAACAGGCATCGCTGCCCTCAACATTGGTGGCGCAACGATCCACTCCACGTTCAAGTTTCCGCACTCGTTTCTTACCAAGCGTGACGCGAAGAACGTCCATCAGAAGACAGCGGACCTGTTCAGTCCAACCGGATCCGTCAAGCGAATCGTAATCGACGAGATTTCGATGGTTCGCGGGGATATGATGGCAGCAATCGATCAACAGCTCCGTCTTGCTCGTCGAAAGAATGTCCCGTTTGGGGGCCTTCAGGTGATCGTTGTTGGTGATTTCTTCCAGCTTCCGCCGGTTCTCACTCAACGCGATAAGTCAATATATTTCCGTGACTACTCATCAGTCTACGCGTTCGGGGATGAGACTTGGTCGGCAGCTCAATTCGACTACATTGAGCTGGATCAGATCATGCGTCAGTCTGACACCACGTTCATCGAGCATCTGCAGAACATTCGCACCAAGAAGGCGGGGTACCAAGAGTCTGTTCGATTCTTCAACAGGGTTGGAAGCGAGAACAGTGATGATGTCCTCGATATGGATCCGACGTTCATCTGTTCTACCAACCGTGCAACGGATATCGTCAACACCCAAAACTACAGCGAGTTGGACGGCGAAGAACGAACATTCCGTGCACGCAAGTGGGGTCAGATTGATTCAGAACCCTCCCCGACTGAGCTGCAACTCAAGTTCGGAACGAAGGTGATTTTCACTGCAAACACCGAAGAAGCCATGAATGGTGAGATCGGATACGTCGTTGGGTTTGTAGGCGACAAAGTGAAGGTCCTCATGGAGAAGGATGAGAGCGAGATTCTTGTTGGGAGCTACAAGTGGGAGCAAGTAGAGTTCATCAACAAAGGCAACGGTCTTGCACGTGAGGTGATCGGGACGTACGAGCAGCTTCCGATTAAGCATGGTTGGGCAGTCACGATCCACAAATGCATGCCGGGCCATGTACAAGTTATGACACCTACCGGCAAACGACGTTTGGATCAACTGCATGTGGGTGATATGGTCCAGTCTCGGACTGGGTGGAACAACGTGCTTAACCATTGGGCTACTGGCAAAAAGAAGCAGTACACTATCACGCTCGAGTCAGGCCGTACAGTAAGCAGTAGTGCTGATCATCAGTTTTATGCTGCGCGAAATGGTAAAGCCCCCGAATTTATAGAGCTCAGTTCGTTGCGTGTGGGAGATCATCTGTCGGTCAGCGCTCAGCCTGTTGAGTTTGTCGATAATGGGGTCTCCGTTGACCTGAGTTACCTCATGGGGATGCTGATTGGAGATGGTTGCTATAGCGAGAGTTATCGAGCTGACCACCGTATCGATTTCACTACAGCGGACGTTGAACTAGAGCGCACGTTCACTGACTTCATGGAGTCTCGTGGGCTGCAAGTTGGTCAGATCTACACCAACAAGAAATCACCACAGTGCGTTACTCTGTATACCCACAGCAAGCAGATTAGGAGCAACCTTGAGGAGTTGGGTCTCGATTACGCGACTGCACGTAACAAGTGCATCCCCGAAATCCTGAAATCGTCCACCTTGGAATGTAGAGCGGCTCTGATCAGCGGACTATTGGATACTGACGGTCATGTATCCAAACAACATAACAAGTTTGTGTTTGCTACCAGCTCGAAGACTCTAGCCGAGGATATTCGAGAGGTTCTGGATACGCTTGGAGTGTTCAGCAGTGTACATACACAGAACGACGTATCGTACCAAACGGTAGTTACAGGCCGCTCATCTGTGGATCTAGCGAATCTGCTTTCGTTGAAGGTTGGGTACAAGGCTGATCGGTGCAAGCAGATTGCAAGGTCGGAAATCAAGCGAGAGAACCGCGACTCTGTGCCATTCATGAAAGCAGTAAACAACTACACTAAATCACAACTCGTAGATCGAGGCGAGGCGTTACACACCCAACCGCAATACTTGTGGCTGGGGGACAGCCCGAAGAACCGTCGGAAGTATATCGATGAGTGCATCAAACACGGCGTCGAGCTACATCCAGACGTTTCGGAAGGGATGCGATTTGAGAAGATCATCAGCATCGACGAAGGAAGCGAAGAGGAGATGTTCGATATCGAGGTAGCTAACGACCACAATTTCTACGCAGATGGGGTTCTGGTTCACAATTGCCAGGGGTTGACTCTGCCGAGTGGTGTTATCGATCTCGGTCGAGGAGCGTTCTGTCATGGGCAAACATATGTGGCACTCTCTCGAATCAAGACGTTGGATGGGATGGCCCTCATCTCAAACATCCGCAATCAGGATATCATCGTTGATCCTGAAGTGAGAGAGTTTTACGATAACGACTGTCGCGGTGTTGGATTGTTCTGAGGAGGAAGTTGCGATGAAATTCAAGATCCCTTGGTACATCCTGACGATTGCATGTTGGCAGCTAGCGGCCCCAAACGTGCACAACATTGTTGACGCGTTGCTGCTTGGCATGGCGAATGCGTTTGTATGCTTTGTGTTTGTTGGAATGCTTGTTCAGATCCCAGGCATCCAAAACAACGAAACAGGTAAGTGATATAATGATAGCTAATATCAAGAGTGATCTATTCAAGTTTGCGATTGATGCTGAGGTTGATGGGATCGCGCACGGCTGCAACTGCTTCCATACGATGGGGAGTGGTGTTGCAGTCGGGGTACGTAAATTCACCCATGACCAGTGTCTGGTAGCTGACCGACAAACATCATACGGGGACATCAACAAACTCGGGACCTATTCAAGCGTTAACACAGAGCATGATATTGACGTGTTCAACTTATACACGAAGGATGGGTATAAAGGCATGATAGCTCCCCGAACACGTTGGCCTGAGCAGTTGGTGTTCATCTCATGGCAAGCGTTTTCTGATGCTATGATGAAAGTGCTGGTGGATCACCGAAAGAAGGGGTTGCATATTGCGATCCCAGAAATCGGGTGTGGGCTAGCAGGGGGCAGTGTAGTAGACCTACACCGCACACTACACCAGCTCGAGGGACGTCTGGAAGGCGCTTTTGGGTACAGCGCTGAAGACTATATGATCACAATCGTTTCGCAATAAACTCTGTTGAAAACAAACTCAAAAGGATAATGAAATATGGTTCGTGCTCTTATCAATAAAATCATGAGGAATCGCTCCCCGAAGACCGCAGATCCTCGGTACAGCGACATCGACGCGGAAGTGTCCGACTTTTCGGAGAAGCGCAAAGCTCTCGTGGATGGCTTCAAGAACCGCCTCCATCAGATTCGTGCTTCGCGGGAAGATGATATGACGGAGATCGACACATCGATTACCGAACTCAGCAAACGTCGCCAAGAGAAGCAAGATGATGTAAGCAAAGTCGACAACGCTCTGAAGCAAATCGAGAGTTGATTTCCGAAAAGATCAGCGAGAAGATGATTCTCGATTTCGCAAGACCGCTCTTTAACAACCAGTTTCGATAAACAAAGCCCCATGTCCCCTCATCGGTCTTCTAAACCGATCCTTTAAGCGAGGGATGGAAGGCACGAGGTTCAATTCCTCCATGGGGCTCCATCCATTGTGGGACGTCTACAGCAATACACGCGCATACATCAAATTAGCCATGCACGTCCCGTCTTTAATACTGCGGTAGGTTGAGAGAGAAAAGAAGAACGATCGCAGCAAACCGTAACCGATACATCGTTCTGTGAATAAGGGAGAATGTGAATGACAACACTATCTGAAGCAATAGCGAAGGTTAGCAACAAAACGACAACCGAAAACGGGATGGAGATCAAGCGATCCTCCGAATCGAAGCTGGTTGATCTATTCTTTGCTTTTGGGGCATCACGTGGTCAGGACGAACTGATCGTCGAGAAGTTCGCACAAGCGTTTAACGAAGATCCCGAAGTTGCTGTCCGCATTCTCCTGCATGGTCGCGATGCGCGAGAGGGTATGGGTGAGCGGCAACTGTTCCGATCTGTGGTTAAGCATCTTGCTGTGCTCGACTACAAACTAGCGGAACGCGTCCTGCCAAAAATTCCTGAGCTTGGCCGTTGGGACGATGTGCTGTGTTTGATCGACACTCCGGTCGGCAAGGACGCTCTCGAGATGATCGAAAAAGCGTTATACGCTGGGGATGGGTTATGTGCCAAATGGATGCCCCGTAAAGCGACGAAGGCTGACAACTCGGCTGCTCGAATCCGAAAGCACATGAACCTGACTCCTCGCGCATATCGTAAGCTGTTGGTGCGTCTGTCTGAGACTGTTGAGCAGCAGATGTCAGCGAAGCAGTTCGATCAGATTGAGTATTCCCGTGTGCCGTCTGTTGCAGCCGCTCGGTACCAAGCAGCATTCGATCGAAACGATCCTGATCGGTATGCTGAGTATCGCGACTCGCTTGTGAAGGGCGATTCGGACACCAAGATCAACGCAGGTGCAGTGTTTCCGTACGATGTTGTCCGAGCAGCGTTTACGGGGGATGAAGCTGTTGCGAACGAGCAGTGGAAATCTCTACCGGATTGGATCCCGAACGACAAATCATTCCTGTCGGTTGTTGATGTATCTGGATCGATGACGGCGCATCAAGTGTCAGGTGCAGTTGATGCAAGAGAGGTTGCAATTGGTCTCGGCTTGTACGTTGCCGAGCGATGCAAAGCAGAAGCATTCCGCAACAAATTCATCACATTCTCGACCAAGCCTGAATTCGTTGATGTATCAGGGCTCGCTCTGAAACCAGCAATACGGCGAGCAGAACGATCAAACTGGGCAATGACGACAAATTTGGAGGCAACACTCGATCTGATTGTTGACTCTGCGGTTGAGCATAATGTTGACCCCAAAGATATGCCCGAGTGCTTGATCATCTTCAGTGATATGCAGTTCAACCAGGGTGTTGATAGCCCGAACAAACCGAACGCGATGATCAAACAGAAGTTCAAGAACAACGGGTACAAAGTACCGCAGATTGTCTACTGGAATCTAGCTAACACTGAACGCAACACGCCAGTGTCGTTCGATAAGAGTGGTGTCGCTCTTGTGTCAGGATTCAGTCCTTCACTAATGAAGAGCGTGCTATCAGCAGATCAACTCAACCCGATGGATATCATGTTGTCAGCAGTGATGGATGATCGGTACAATTTCTGACGTTGTCGAAAGAGGGAGTTCAGTACCATGTTGAACCAAGAGCTCGATGTGATCTATCAACTGCGAGAGCAGCTACAAGACCAACTCGATACAATCAGACGTCAAGGGTGTAATAATGTCGCTGGAATGGTGTTGATTCGGAGGGTTAAGGACGTGCTCATTGAGCAGCATGACGTCGACCCATCCAAAGCGGCAGTTATCGCCAGCCGGACTTCCATCGAGGTTCCGCCGCTCGATGATGACGGCGAAGCGGTCAGCGAGCTGATCAAGCTGACAGACGATTTCGTCAAACTTCTCGTTGAAATGGCGAAGACGCTGATGGAGAGTCAGGAGAATTTCGAAGATATTCTGTATGAGTTGGCTCCGGCTCTGACGATCAAATTCAGTTACTAACACACAAAGAGAGCTATTACGATGTCTAACACCAAAGTTCGCAACAACGCTCAGCCCCAGAAAGGTCAGACTGTTCTGGTGCGTCATCGCTCGAAGCAGAATAAGGGCGGTCTCGCTTCGATTGAGTCAGTGACCCGTCGAGATGCTCACGTTACCACGATCACTGGAGTGTATATGGATGGTCGTGTGCGAGTCTCGAGCGGAGACGTGTGGTCAGTGAAGCCGCACAACGGTAAAGAGGACTGGGTGACAGACGAAGTCGAAATGGGCTGAAATCGGTCACATAAACAACAGCACTTGCAAACCTGATATGGATTCTCGAAGGTGACGAATCCAGACCGCAGGGTACGAGGGATAGAGGTTCACCTCAAACTCGCCAGGTGGCTGAAATGGTTATGGCGCTGGACTGCAAATCCAGAGAATACGGGTTCGAGTCCCGTCCTGGCGTCCAAAAACTTTGAGGAGATAAAAAGATGTTGAGTCCGATTGCAATGGGGGCGATGTTGTGGATTATCGTATTCGTCTTTCTGTTCCTGTCTATTCGGTGGACTTCACAGGGTCCTGAAGTCTTGATCAAGATGTTCTGGATTGTGATGACTCTATGGGCGTTCGTCAACGCAGCAGGATACAGCAACCTCCATTTTGTTAGCTAAGGATCAAGCAAGATGACGATGCTTCAACCACCACATCCAGGGCGAGTCATTCAACGTCGGATTCTGCCAGCATTGAACATTACCGCAGTCGAGTTGGCAGCAACCATGCATACCGTCAATGAAGCAGACCTCGTGCAGGTGTTGGAAGGGTCAGCTCCGATTACCGAAAGCATTGCTTATAATCTGGAGCAGATTGAGATCGGTGACGCAGAGCACTGGCTGCGGATGCAGAAGAACTACGATCAGTCACGCAGTAAATGAAGGCGTGTGCCCGACTGGCCCAATTGGCAGAGGCAAAAGGTCTAAGCCCTTAGAGTTCTCGGTTCGAATCCGAGGTCGGGTACCAAAATAAATTTCAAATCAGCGGTTGACGGTTCGAAATAAACAAGGGAAGATGCTTCCCATAGTTATTCAAAAAAGTTTGAAAGATATAGCTGATTTGAACAACAAGGGTCGTAAATACTTCCCACGCTCTTTAAAATCAACAAGTTTAATCCCGGGGTGACTGAAGGGAATTGGCATACCTTCCTGATTTAGAATCAGGAGCTTCTCGGTTCAAGTCCGAGGTCACCCACCAATTTCAGCGGGATATACAAGTGGACAAAGTGAGAGGTCTCATAAGCCTCTGGTCATGCCTTCGTCGGTTCGAATCCGACTCCCGCTACCAAATTGGGACGACTACAGCAACCCAATCTGACATATATGAAATCAGACGTCGTCCCGTCAAAAAAGAGAGGCATCCTTAGCTCAGCAGGTAGAGCACTGGATTGAAGATCCAGGTGTCCTAGGTTCGATTCCTAGAGGGTGCACCATGTTTTAGGACGATTGCAGCAAATCAAAATTCAGACTCCTAATCTGACTTTAATTGTCGTCCTGTTTCAAAGTAAACACAATAGCAGTGCTGGATTAGCTCAGCAGGTAGAGCAGGTGCCTTGTAAGCACTTGGTCGTGGGTTCGATTCCTACATCCAGCACCACAACAGTTTTCACGGAGCGTAGCTCAGCTTGATAGAGCGCTCGGTTTGGGACCGAGAGGTCGAAGGTTTGAGTCCTTCCGTTCCGACCAATTTAGGACAGTTGCAGCAACCCAACATATCCATCGATACGGAAAACCGCTGTCCTGTTTCAAGTTAAATGGCGTGTAGCTCAATGGTAGAGCATCCGGCTGTTAACCGGAAGGTTCTCGGTTCGAGTCCGAGCGTGCCAGCCAATTCCTCAACAGAGAGAGCTTGACTATACATTCTTCAGGTGAATATCGTTGCAAGTTATGTGGCGATACATCCTTCACGTATCTGGACGACGGTAAAGGTCTCTGTTGTGATAGTCGTGGTACTCGATACCACAAGAAGTAGGTTTACGGGGGCACACATTACGACACGTGGCGAGTCTAGCCGACTGTAAATCGGTGGCGCAAGCTGTGAAGGTTCGACTCCTTCTGTCCCCACCAATCGTTCTGGGTCTATAGCTCAATGGTTAGAGCGTCCCACTCATAATGGGTTGGTTTCTGGTTCAAGTCCAGATGGACCCACCACCTCCCTTTTGTGCCGAACGAACATGGCCTGTGTCAGTGACCATACCACGTGTGTCTGGTAGCATAGCTTGCTGAAACAGCAGATATAGACTGGCTGCTGGTGGTAGACATAGCTCGGTTCGATTCCGAGGTTCGGCCCCTTAGATGCGCCTTAACTCAGTTGGTAGAGTGTCCGACCGATAATCGGATGGTCCTCGGTTCGAGTCCGAGAGGCGCAACCAACATCAGAGGGTTCATGCTTATCTGCATCTGCAAAGCAGTCAACGATCACGCAATCGGCGCTGCAATCCAAGCTGAATCCTCTTCCCTCCAAGATGCGCAGACAGCAACCGGTGCTTGTACGCATCGTCGAAAAATTCAGATAGCTGTTGATTCGAAGCGAGAGCAGAGAGATGATATCCTCACTGGTTGAGGAGATTACATTATGTTCAAGTCACAGCGCGAAGCAAAAGAGATCATCCAGAAGTCAATCGACACCAATGATAAGGCTGTCGAGAAGGCGATCAAGATGATCTACTCCCGTCAGACTGCCGATGAACAAACCGGCATGGCCACCGTTGAACATAATGCGGTTGGATTCTCGGCATTCGATGCTGAGATCCTGACCAGCTTTGCTCAACAGCTCATTCGCGGTCGTCAACTCTCCCCAAAACAAATGGCCATTGGCCGCAACAAGATCCGTCGGTACTGGAAACAGCTTGCGATCATGTCTGGTCAGTTTCCGACCAAATCAGCGAAGAAAGCTGCTTGACTCTCACGGCGAATGGTCGGATAATAGATTTATCAACTGGAGGAGAGAAGACATGAGCAACACTAACCGCATCATCGACATCGCCGAAGCCCGCATCGAAGATTTCAGCCACGAAGCTCTTGCCGAAAAGCTGATGGCTGAACACGGATACACCAAAGATCAGATGGAGTATGAACATCCGGGTGCTCAACTCTGCACTCGCGATGACCAGTGATGGAATCAGCGACAAGGATCGTGTAACGGTTCAAGCTGCTGTTGACTACATCGAGCAGTACCGGAAAGAAGAAATGGCTCGTCGTCGCAAAGCGGGCAGCAAGAAATAAGGTTTCATCATCATCATAGTGGGTCTCGCTTGATCGAGATCTACTAGACATTTGCAATGTTGGAGGCTCTACACGATGGCTAAGCGAGTAATCAACTTCATCCGTCTTGAGCACGATCAACGTGTTCGTGACTTGCTGCATCACGCCTGTGCCGCTGATTGGGAGTATGATCAGGTCCGAGACCGTTTAGCTGAGATGGGCGTGTATATGCCCTCAGATCAGTATGATGCGTACAAGACAGTTCTCGAGATTCAGATGAATCTCGGCATCGGATACAGGCAATACGAATGGAAGGATGATATTGTTGCCCCCTCTGAGAATTAGTGGGATGATGGCCTTGCCATTCAACAAGTGAGAGGGCATTTTCGTAATGAGCTTTGAACGTTTCTTTCCGGATCAACACGAACGCGAGAACATCGATCGTGAGACTATTGAAGGGCTTGCCTCTCTAATGGGTGTTTCGATCTCAGCTATCGAGCAGAAGATTGCTGAGCGGGAAGAACTTAGCCGGAAGGCTTGGAAAAAGAAACGTCGTAGCAGCAAGATCCATCAAGCATCGGAAGTTGCATCCTTCACGTTCTTGATGGAGTTCGAGACCAAACGGTTGTTTTATAGTTTCGATCACGATCTGTGGGTGATTGGTGTGGAAGGCAAGACGTGCGGTACATCGAGTATGAAAGAAGCACTTCATATACTTGCTGTGTACTGAAGAATAAGAGGGGAGGCTGCAGCCTCCCCTCTAAATAGCAACTGCATAACCACCACCCTCAAAAAGGATCAGAATCATGAAGAGTTTTCGAGAGTTTATTGGCGAGGCTATGTCCCCCGACCGTATGCTCAAAATCGCGATGGCTAACGTGATGAAGTATAGCGACCTGAACATGGCTAAGAAATCATCCATGGAACAGGGTAAGTATCGAACCAAAGTTCTAATGGGTGACGACGGTCGGTACTGGGTTCCTGCAACACCTCGTGAGGAGCGGGTGCTCGTCAAAGCAGGATATGAGCGGGTCGAGTCCGAGTAAGAGTGATAAAACAAACCCCAGGGGAGTTGATCCCCTGGGGTTTTTCTTTGCGTGAAAGTTACGCCGCTGTTGGGACTCGGATCACATAGTTGCCGTGATCAACATACTCATCACGAGTAGCTGCCCACGTACTATTACTTCCCCCGAAGAAGATTGTTGACATGATCCCATTAATCATCACTGCAGTTGAATCGCGATAGATGATTCCATCGAGCTCAAACACAGGAACGTCATCGATCCATACCCGAGCGACCCCATTATCGTATCCGACGTCGTTGAGAATCACCTCCTGAGTGACTTTTGTCCAACGTCCTGACACGAAGTAGAATGCCCCTCGACCGATGCTGTCCCCGTACTGATTCGACTTGTTCATCGCATACAAGTACAGCTCGCCCTGACCATCCTTACGCCACATCATACGAGTCGAAAATCCATTGGCAGTGGATGCACCACCAGACGGGGAGTCACCACCATACAGACCTGGCAGCTTGCCACCTTTGACCCATTCATATCCAGGCTTGAACCGAACGTAGTAGGTCAACGTCGCACGATTCTCGGAGATTACAATATTCTCCCAGCCTGTACCACGAATCATGCTCGTCGTGCTGGTATATGAGTCCTTCTCCATATGAGTTCGGAAGAACCGTTGAAGAAAAGGAGCTTCTGTTTGGGGGCGGATTTCTGTCGCGTCGAGATCCCACACCCCATCGGCTGTCAGATCGACCCCAAAGTCGCGCTCAAGGACGGTTGGAACATCTGTTCCTGCAGGCTGACCTTCCCAGCCGATCGCAAACGATCGGTTCTTTGGTGGTGGCAGATAGAAGTACGTCGCGGGCGGAAGAGTGTGAGTTGAGATGTCAGCGCTCGCGACAGCGACACCAGCCCCAGCTCCCTCTGCAGTGTATGTCAAATCAAGATCAGTGGCAACAATTTCACCGATGATGATTGATTCGCCCTGAGCTCCATTGCCCCACCCAAGAATACGAATGCTCGGAGTTCCGGAGTAAGCAGGAGCAGTGAATGCGACTTCCAATGTCTGCCAACCCGCTCCAACTGTCACAGGAACATCTGATCCTGCAATCTGACCCGTATCATCATAATACGCGATCTGGAAGGCATCTGAATACCCTTCAGTGGTATCCGGGTTGACTTCAACCGTGATTTTATGAGAGTGCCCTTCGATGAGAGGTTCAGGCAGATCAATCCACTGATGGTGATTGTCTACCCCATCAAGAGTAATCTTCGTGGCTTGTGGACGGCCAAGCCTATCCGCTACACCATACGTTTTGGTTACATTGCTAGAAGACTCCTGCCACTCAGAGTCTGCAGTGATGTGCGGATAGACTAGGACGTTTGGAGCAGCGTACACGGCAGCAGGAGGGACACGAGGTCCCAGCTTGATCTGACCGGCACGAGATGAGTGTCCAAGGCCTAGCATATTACCACACCCCGATGAAATCAGTGGCAGTCGTGTTAGTGGCAAGAACTTGACGGACACGAACCGGTAGAACGGAACCGGATGGAACGTTCTTGAACGTGAGAGGATCGTTTGTTACAGCATCGACTGGAATGACAACAACGTCACCACCGGTACCGACATACAGAGCGACTCCGGCCGTCAGAGGGGTGCTGTCGCTCGGCGTAACAGCAGATGCATTGCCTGGATATTGAGTGATCGTGCTCCCGAATTCGGAGCGAGTTGAACTATACGGCATGATTATGGTCTCTCTTGACCTTAGTGTATGTCAACCGGTATTTACGCTAAAACCGCGTGCCGGTTCTCTTCAAAAGTGGTTGCCTTTGAACGAAGAAGCCCTGATAATGGGGACATCAGTTAGGGAAACACACGCGAAGAGGTCACTACACGATGAACATTGCAGACAAAATCGACACAGCGATGAACCAAATCAAGCCGGACCTGACTCAGCGTTACATGGATATGGCTGAGCGGATGTTCAATGCTCAAATCGAGCAGTATGGTCCGAAGCTGGCAGGAATGAAGAATCTGGCTGACTTCTACAATGTTGTGCAGAGCGCTTGTAAGACGGATCAGAACCGTGAGCACTACCTCGATAAGGATGAGCTGCTGAAGATCGCTGATCGCAACTCTGACGCAATCATCAAGAAGTGGTCAGCCAAGATCATCGCTAAGGTCGAGGATCTCGATGATGTGACGGTGACACGGATGGGTGGTGCAGAGTTCAGCATCACAGGCACTCGGATGGGCTACGATGTGGTGATCTCCCAGCAGATGATCATCAAGTGCAGCAGCAACGGCAAAGTGTTCAACCAGTTTCCTTCTCGGATCTACGTTGACGGCAAGTTCAAGTCCGAAGCCGATTACAAGAAAATGTTCAGCCTGATCACCACACCGAAGCCGGCAAAAGCCAAGAAGGAGAAGAAAGTGGACGACAACACCTCAACTGAACAAAAGTCAACAGCTACCAAGCCGGAACCGACCAAGTCCAAAATGGACGTTGCGAAGGAAGTGATGGCTGAGATGAAAGGTCAACAGCGGAAGGACATCATCGCTGAAATGATCAAGCGGGCTGGTCTGACCAAAGCTGGTGCTTCCACTTACTACCAGAAGCTGAAGTGATCAAAAGAGGGGGCTGCTAATTGGCAGCCCCCTCTTTGTTTCCGTCTCGGTCGCCAAAATAGCGGATCGGTTTATTCCTTTCTATTCTTCGTTCTAAGAGCTGATCGATTCAACCCGCGCGATGATACTATTGCGATACGAAAATCGATTCTACGGCGGTAATTAACGTGAGAATCGACGGATGCGATAAGCTATCTGCGATCGTATATCGAACCAATTAGGATACGCTCTCTTCAAATCTGGTTGCCCTTGCTTCGAACTGCATGGATAATAGGGGCACAGTCAAACGACACAGAGGTTTTTGCGATGAATACCAACATCATGTGGTTTGTAGCTTCAGGTCCGACATCGAGCCATCTGCACGACGTCAAGTACTTCAGCACACTGAAGGAAGCACGACAGCATGCTGCATCCCTTCCTCCTGCTCCGAACGGTGGACCGAGACCGTTTCAGATCACTCGACGTGACCTCGACACAATGCACGTTGAACCTGATCAGATCATCATGACCTCCGACCAGCTCGCAGAAGCGGCTTCACGGCTGATCGAATCTGCTGGTTTGTCAACAGGCACAGAAGTGTACACGTTCGAAGACCTCGGCAGTCCATACAATCAGATCGGTATTGCTATTCAGTCGATCGAAGACGAGTTCATTATCGAAATCTGCTTGGTTGATGAATGCGAGTGGATTGTAGACCGAGAGTGTGGAGTATTCGATCCTGATGATGAAGCTGAAGTGAATGCAGTAACGTACACTGATCCAAATGTCGCTCTAGCACAAGCTATCAAAATCCTGACAGATCCAGAGTAACCAATATAATCGAGAGTTGACTGCCCATAATCGATCTTAGATAATGGGTGTATCGAGCGAAGCGAGCTTGATATAACAATCGATATAAGGGGTCATTATATGATTAAACGCGATGCTGTACTGATATTCATCGGAATGGTATTGGGCAATCTTATCGCAATCGCTGTATTTCACGGGTTTTGATGGTTGCCTGAACAAGATCAGTATAGGATGATAGGGGTGCCCTGAACGACAGAGGGCACCAATCCTGACAGAAGGAGTTATATTATGAGCAATGCAGACGATCGGATCATCCGCAAGATTCAACGCTGCCTCGACCTGTCCAAGTCCTCGAACGAGAATGAGGCAGCAACAGCTCTGCGGCATGCAATGGCTCTGATGGAGAAGCACAATATCTCTGAGGAGCATCTGGTCAATGCACGAGTGGCTAGTCATGCTGTCAATACAGTATACAGCGGTCGTGTATGTCCTCGGTACGTTCGCAACCTGGCTGGAATCGTAGCTCAAGCGTTTCAGGTTCGGGGGTACATCAGCCGTCGAAATGTCACGAAGTGGACAGAGCAGTTCACGGTGATCTTCTACGGTGTCGATCTGGATGCTCAGATTGCAGCATACGCGTTCGACGCACTAGCCTCTCAGATTGCTCATGCTCGCAAAGGGTTCATGTCTGAAACCAAAGCTGATCCTGCAGCCAAACAAAAGCTAGCCACACGGTTCTGTGAAGGTTGGGTGTCCCGCGTTGGTCGCACTGTGCAGGAGTTTGCTTCTCCAATATCCGACGAGCATAACAAGATGCTAGATGCCTGGATCAGGAACAACAACGTAGAGCTGCGCAACCCGAAGAAAGTTCGGTCTCGGATGTTGACTGGTGAAGAGGCATCTTCGTTCCACAAAGGTGCGGAAGAGGGAGCCAAAGCTCAAATCCATTCAGCTACCACACACAGTCCCACACATCAAGCTCGTCTGAAGTGATATCCCAGGGAGCTCGATTTCGCATTTCTGACCGATGGAATCGAGCTCCCCTATCCATGTATTGTGTCGAAACCGGCTTCCGCGTGAATACCATATGCTCACGCGGAAGCCGGCGTCTTGTTATGTTATATTTCAGGAGCAGTACATGGAACCGCTTGTGCAAGATGTCGATGCTGTATCGATGTGGGACACTGTTCACGATACAGACAAGCACCTATCTGTGGACGAGTTTGTAGACAAAGCTCGAAGGGGCATCCTAACAGATGCTGGAGGATTCGCTAATCTAGCGACATCCACACACTCAACATTCATTGATGTGTCCCCATCGGAGGTAACAGATGGATCGTTCCCGTGGCCGTCATGGGCTACCCATGTGGTATGGTACAGCAAATGATGACGATGGCAGTAAACCGATGTCTATCAATTTCCTGGATGTCTGTGAGGATTATGTTGTTTCGGTCGCAGAGAACCCGTTAAACTAGATTAACACTACAGTTTTGCTAGTGCACGGATTGATCCCGACCTCAACTAATGGACTACTTCGACATGGCCACTTTGCTACTACATGACACGGACCTGAAGACGACCAAAATAACGTTCTTGGATGTCCCCCGACAAGCTGTAGACGATCTTGTTCGGTTGGTACGTGATGACAAGGAAGGGCACTTCGGCGTGTACATGATCAGCCCGCACAAAGTGGTTTTTAAGATCAGAGCCCAGCACAGCAAACAGCTCGAGATTTGCTACTAACCAGTCGATCGTTTGGTGTCGTACTGTATTTCGGCCTTGTTACTCCTTCCTTGGTCGGGTGCATACGGCACCCTTTTTATTCAACAAAAAAAGAATTTCGATCGTTGTGGAGCTTTTGATACTGATCGAGAATGATTTTCGTCAATTGAAAGAGGAGCGCCGTATCATCATGAGTGAAGAGATTACAGGATATCGTGGCATGGTGTCGATTCCTGACACTCGATACCAACAGCTTCTTGAAGCGGAGGCAATGCTGCAGGCACTAGAAGCGGCCGGCGTTGATAACTGGCCTGGATACTCCGATGCCCAAGAGATGATGGAAGAAAACGACGTCGTCGACGAAGGTTGATCACACAACCCCCAACGAAGAGAAGGAAACTGCACAACATGAATCAGAAACTGGTAACCCGTATTGGTCTGGGTGTGGTATTCTTGCTGGTCCTTGCGATCGGTAGCTGCTCCAGCAAGTAAGAGATCATGTGAGTCGAGAGGGGTCTCAATAGCCCCTCTCTCTTTAATCGAGGAAGAGAACTCATGAGAAAGCTAGTTACAGTACGGCAGGTGTCAGACATTCAACCGATCGAAGGCGCTGACTTCATCGTGCTAGCGAAGGTTGACGGATGGCAGTGCATTGCAAAGAAAGGTGAGTTCGAGGTTGGCGATTTTGCACTGTACTACGAACTCGATTCAGCGCTACCGGTCGATGATGATCGATACGAGTTCCTGCACAAGTCATGCAAGAAAAAGTTTGCTGGCGGTGAAGTGCTTCGAATCAAAACGATGAAGATGAAGGGGGAGCTGTCACAGGGTCTACTTCTGCCGATCACGTCGTTTCCTGAGGTTCAGGAGGTCATCGATGAATATTATGCGAATGATAAAGCGTCTGAGATCATGGATCACGACTTCTCTGAATTGTTACGAGTCGTCAAATATGAGAAGGAGGTCAGTGCCCCTAACGCTGCCGGAGACTTCCCTTGGTTCATACGAAAAACTGATCAAGAACGCATCCAGAACCAATTCAAACGTCTGGAGCGGGATCTGCGTGATGAACAACCCATCTTCGTTCCCACCCTCAAGCTGGACGGGTCTTCCTGCACTCTGGCATATGTCACCGATCCGACATACAAGGTTGAGAAACTGCAAGAGTTTGAGGATGAAGATGGAGGGCAATTCATAGTCTGCAGCAGGAACGTCCTCCTCAAGCCAGACACCGAAAACAAGTGGTATCTAGGTGCAGATGACATTGGTGCGCGTGAAGCTCTCAAGCAGTTCCATGAGAATATTGGCCGCAATATCGCATTGCAGGGAGAGCTTGTCGGTCCTGGCATTCAAGGCGAGCATGAGAAGCACCACTACTACACGATCTACGCATTTGCTATCTTCGATATCGATAATCAGGAGTATCTATCGTACAGCGAGTTCGCTCACATCTGCGATTTTCATCTCCGAGTAAAGCGTGCCCCGCAGTTGATGGAAGAGATTAACATACTCGAATCATTTTCGAACGTTGAGGACTATCTTTCATTCGCTGAGAATATCCCAAGTGAAATCGCTTTTGCTGATATTCCAGAAGGGGTGGTATTCCACAAGAAGTATGGAAAGCCTTACTCGTTTAAGGCCATATCAAATCAATACCTCATGCATACAGACTAGTTAAACTTATTCTTCTTTAGCCAGCGCGTAAAGTGGTTCACTGCCATTTCCTTACGATCACATATGCGAGTGACTCTAGGTTTAGGTTTTCGAAGCTTTTGTTTATGATCTTCTGATTTAGGCTTACCTTTAATCGCGTTGGCTATTTTCTCTTTGTGTTCGTCAGATTTAGGAACTCCTCGAGACGGTTTACCTCGATGGAAAACTCACGCAAGTGCAAAGCATCGAACAAATCCGTCAACGGAGCGACTGGTGAGGGTTGTTGGAGCAAAGAAGTTAAGATACGGTGGGGATCTGAGGTTCCCCGCTTTTTCACTAACGTTAATGAAGTGAGGGGTTGCTGATGCCTTTCAGAGAGTGTAAATGTGAAGCGTGTGGGGAGCTGGCAGATCGTCTTATGAAAACTGATCAAACAGAAATTCGATGCCGTAAGTGCAGCGGGATGATGAAGGTGTATCGCATCTCGGCACCATCCCGTCCTCAGTTCAAGGGATCCGGCTTCTACGAAACTGACTACAAAGGTAAGCAGAAATGAAGGCAGTATACATCAAGCTCAAGTTGGAAGATATCGACCACATCATCGACACTGCTGACTACCCGATTGCGCACATTGAGCTAACACCAGACGAAGGTCGCGACCTAGATCGGCTAATAGCTTACGATGCTGTTGCTGGTAATGCAGTAACTGCTGGTCCATCCAGGGATTCGTGGGAATACAGAGGGGTGCGCTTGATGGTAGTCTACCCGACCAGCCCTGCTTTCATGAACCCACCAGGCACACGCTAAGGAGCTATACTATGGCAGGCATGCAAGACCGGACAATTAAGAAGCGACTAGCAAAGAAGCTGTCTGATTGGACTGATACAATCAACGATCGAGACCTCCAGAAAGCGATCCATAGAGATGTGATCGTGACGGGTGGTTCGATTGCTTCTATGGCAATGGGTGATCCGATCAACGACTTCGATGTGTACTTCCGGACACGCGAAACAGCGAAGAAGGTCGCTGAGTACTACGTCGATGAGTTCATCAGAACCAACGGGCACGATGCTGGGATGTTCTGTGTACGTGACGAAGAAATGGAGAACATCAAGGGCGAGACCGAGAATCGAGTCGTTATCTTCATTCAATCATCGGGCACTGCTGCATCTGAGGAGGCTGAGCTCGAAGAAGATGGTGAAGAATACAGCGGTGATCCAACGACTGAATTCGAGACCGATGAAGCGGACACGAGACCGAAGTATCGACCGATCTTCCTTTCCGAGAACGCTATTACGTTGTCCCACAGCATGCAGCTTGTGATTCGGTTTTGGGGCGAGCCTGACCAGATCCACCGCAACTATGACTTTGTGCACGCTAAGTGCTACTACGACTGGTACAACGGGGTTCTCAGCATGCCAGTCGAGGCAATTCGATCGATGCAGTCGAAGACGCTTCGATATGAAGGTAGCCTCTACCCGATCTGTTCTCTTTTCCGGCTGCGGAAATTCATCAAGCGGGGATGGACGATCAGTGCGGGGGATATTCTCAAAATCGCATGGCAGGTGAGTGAGATCAACCTGAAGGATGCGCGAGTGCTGCGAGAACAGTTGACAGGGGTCGATGCTTTGTACTTCAGGCATTTGATTGAGGCTCTGGAGTCTGATCAGGCCGTTCTTGACTCGACGTACGTAGCGACAATCATTGACCGCATCTTCCACGGCGATTGAGTAAATAGGATACCCAATGCACCGAAACATCAAGGATCTTTTCATGCTATCAATCAAAGAAATGCAGCAAGTCAACGAAGCTGTCGACCAATTCCACGAAACGTTCTCACCTGAGGACCTCGATAAGGCTGAGTATTATGACATCGATGAGGACCCAGCAACATTAATGACCACCATCACGCTGTATGACGGTGACGCTAACGTGATTGCAACATTCAGTGCTGAAGACTGGGATGTTGCTGTGGCCCTCGTGTCCGACGAATTCGATCTTGAAGATATCGATGATTATGAAGGGGATCCGAGTGATGCTGCGTCAAATTCTCGTTATGGACACGCGTAATACGCGTTGATTGATCGAGATTGATCAGAGAAGCTGTAGCTACACCAATTGAGAGACTATATCATGCTTGTTACCCTTCGGTTGTTTACAATCCCTCGTCCCATATTCAGCAAACGGCAGCGTGGTGTTTACGGCACCCCTGCCGTTTTTGTTGATGAAGCAGTTTGTGCTGAAGATCAGTACATCAACAACGCACGCGCAATGATTGAGAATAGTGATTATAACGTTGATGATGTTGAAGTTCGTGTGTATTCAGCGGATGCTACCAATACACTGAAGACTGTCTTGACTCACTCACGCATTATCCAACAACAGGTGGCCTAAACCATGACTAGCTTTGCTCATACCCCGAATCTGTTTGATCGCCGTCAGCATGTAGCCGTTTCCGACGAGGCTGCAAAGATGCTTCAATTGTACGACGGCATCGGGTTCGCCACGTATCGTGGCGGCAGCACATCCAAGTATTGGGGGACGGCTGCAATGGTTTCTGGAATTGGATACCGTGTATCTGTCAACCACAAAGGTCGCTGTTTCACTCTTGTAGGTGGGGACGGACCGCTGACTGAGAAGCAAGCAGCGACCGTTGCGACATACTTCTACATGATGCGTGATCAAGATGCAGTAAAACTTACTTCTCTATCAGCAACCGCCTGTTTGTGGATCTGTATGGTGGGAAGATCTATACCCAGTATCCGACCAGTCTCGTCCATGAAGGATTTGTTGCGGTATAGCAGTTCTCATGGTCTTAAACGAGAGGGTATAATACTGCTCTCTCGTTTTCATTTAATAGATACAGGCTCAGTAACCCAAGAGAACTACACGATACATCAAGAGAGGCAAAACGCCTCGTGAGTGCGGATTCTACAAATCCATGACCCCAATTGAGGAAGAATATGAAGGATAGTATAAAGTATAGTGAAGTCTTTTTCTCTATCCAGGGAGAGGGGTTTTATTGTGGTGCACCGACAGCATGGTTGCGATTGTTTGCTTGCAACCTCCAATGCGATGGATTCGGACAAGACGATCCCACTGATGCATCAACGTATGAGTTGCCATACCAAGAAGTAGACGTTGACTCTATTAACCACATCACAGAGCTACCGGTATTCGCTAAAGGATGTGATACAGGGTACTCGTGGTCAAAGCGCTACAAGCACCTTATCAATACCGACACTGCGTCTGCTGTCGTCGATAAGATTGAAGCTCTGATGACCAACGATCACAACCCTGAAGGGCAGTTCGGTCATCGACATATGTGTTTTACTGGCGGTGAACCATTACTCAAGCCTAACCAGAAGGGTGTGGTTAGCATCATTCGAGAGTTTATCGACCGCGACAACGTTCCAGCTAGCATCACGTTCGAGACAAACGGCACGCAGACCATTACAGACGATTTAGCTGACGCGTTCGATGCTATCCGCAAGCATGGCACTGAAATCTTCATGTCGATGTCGCCTAAGTTGTTTCGTGTTTCTGGTGAACCGGAAACCAAGGCAATCAAGCCTTCATCGATCAATAACATCATCCGACACGCAGACAACTATCAAATCAAATTTGTTGTTAACCGCGATCCAGCAACGTGGGAAGACCTGGAGCGAATCATTTCGATGCTGGAGTCGGATGTCAATATCAGCGCGACAGGCTTCGACCGTTCGAAGGTTTGGTTGATGCCGATTTCGGCGACTGTGGAAGGTCAAGAGGAGGTCCAAAAACAAGTAGCCGACATGGCATGCGAGAGGGGGTACAATCTAGCTGCACGTGTCCACTGCTGGATCTACGGGAACACAATAGGAACCTAAGAATTCTTCTTGCATTTTAGGTGAGGCATACCGCAAAATCTCATCTCGATCAAGCGCTGCCATCTTATTGGATTCTAGTATGGATTTGATGCGATGGCAGTTAGCACAGACAAGTTGACATTTTGCAATCTCATCCAAGACAGATTGCCAAGCATAACCCATATTTAAGCAAAAGGATGTTTAAAATGACACTTGAAGTCCACAGCACCAAAGCATGGCACAACCTTCCTTGCGGCCATGCACAGTACTTCGACAAGAATGAAGATGGTTCACCTGGCCATTGTGCATCCATTCACGGATACGATCGAACTGTCCGTATGACGTTCAGTGGTCATGTGGATGAGAACGGCTGGATCGTTCCGTTCGGTGGCTTGAAGCCGGTCAAGGAGTTCCTCGAGTACTATTTCGATCACGTTACTGTTCTCCCTGCGGATGATCCTCGTCTGGAGGACATTCCGAAGGGGATGTGGCGTGATCCGGCAGGTCTTCTTGCAACCCTTCGAGTGCTCCCCTACGGCGTCTCGATGGAGATGAGCTCTCTTTTCGTATGGGAGCAAGTCAATCCATTCATCTATAACCTGACAGACGGTCGTTGCTACGTATCGAAGGTCGAATGCGTCGAACATGATCGCAACAGCGCGTTCGTTACCGTCGATCGAGAGACTGCAACGAACCAGGCACGCAAAGCTCCGTTTTGGTTAGCACAGATTCGAGACTGGAGCTATGTCGAACCCGAGACTGCGATCAACGAAATCAACAAAGGGTAACACATGAGCACGCCGCATATCCCGAAGGCTACCACCATCACCAGCAACGCTGCTATGATGTGGACAAAGGATGTCGTCAAATGGAATACAGTTGGGCACCACGGATCAATCTTATCAATGGCAGACATGGTTGCCAATCAGATCAAATACAGCCGATCCGAGATCATTGAGACGATCAACGCTGTTGAGGATGTTGATCGGATCGAAATCATCGACGGGGCGTGTGACATTTTCGTGACGGTATCGTATCTGATCCATCTCAAGAGCAAAGCTCAAACGGGTTCGTCGGTGTTGAGTGACCCTGTCCTGTATCAATCAGAGCAGGAAGACTATGAACGCGGCGGTGATATGAGGGCCCTGGCAGAGCTGCTGGAACGAGTGTGCGATGCGAACTCGCATTCACATGAGCTCGCTGCTCGCTTGATTGATACCATCACGCACCTATTCATCCGCCACAACCTTCCGTGCTCCTTCACCGAGGCGATGAAGATTGTATCAGCATCGAACTGGTCGAAGTATCCGTCGGCCTCTCAGATGACCGCAGAGGAGGCCTACGAAGAGTGCAACTGGATCATGAACAACAGAAAGGGTGCACGCGACGTGAAGGCTATGGAGTTATGGGGTTCTGGGTGTTCCGAGCTGATGGAGGCCACGGAAAGATCATGAAGCCGAGTTCTTTCAAGGAGCCTGTGTTCCAGTAAGCATTCAGCTCTTGCAGTGATCTGCACCGCTCCTCAACAACGATTTTGAAGAAAATCTCGTTGACGGGGGAGCGGTATTGTGTGATACTGACTGTGCGGTTGAGGTAAAGCGTGCAAACACATCCAAACGGACTTTGGACTCCTCGAGACCGCAAATGTGAAGGTCTACCTTAGTGGTTTATATTGTGAGGAAGTGAAAAATGGCTACCATCATCGCACAGCAGACAAAACTGAACATTGCAGCCGAATTCATCCGTGATCCGAGTGCTCGGGTTCAGGACATCGCTCGCAAGTATAAAGTATCAGCTCGCTCAGTGACTCGGTTCCGTGATACTCTGGAAGCACAGGCTAAGCGCCTGGTTGCGAAGGAACGTGCACATGTCGAAGCGAAGCGGTATGAACGGGCAGGGTCCTTTCGGGGGATTGATATCACAATCCACGAACACGGGTTTCAGGGGCGTAACGGTCGCGTAGAGCTCCACAACATGGTGTTTGATGAAGTCGGTATCGATGCTCCAGCGTCTGAGCTGTGGGAGCGGTGCAATGAAGCGGCGGTCGAAAACGGACTCCGGCCGATCGCAAAAGGGACCTTCTACGCAATGCTGTCTACAGAGCGGTCACGTCGCGGAAAGAAGGGTCACGCCGCTTAACACCGGCGGAAAGTGACACTAAATCGAAGGTGTAGAGAGGGCCCCTGTGGCCCTCTCGATTCGGTTCATGTACAGTAACCAGTAAATACAGCCAACACCCAACAGTTCTCATAGGAGAGACTCACGATGAAATCATTCCGCGAATACCTGAACGAAAGCAGCGGTCTGTCCGACAAGGATATGAAAGAGATCGCTAAAGCAGTTGCTGAAGACCTGGAAGATGGTGCCGATGAAGATGTCAACGAGCTGATCGGTATGTATCTCGAAAACTACTCCGGCGGCGAGATGGCAGGCCCTAAGGAAATCAAGAAAATCGCCAAAATGGTGAAAGACGCTCAGAAGTAAGGATCAGCCATGAAAACATTTGGTCAATTCATGGCAGAGCTAAAGGAAGGTGCCCAAAAGGGCACCTCCGCTGCCACTAACGAAAGCCAAGAGACAACTCGGTCACTAAAGATCGACATGTATACAGCAATGGGATCTGATCTGAAGCTGGTCAAGAAGAA